GGTCTGGGAAGGACCCGCTTTATTTAGATTTACCAAAAAGATCGCGACATCTGTACAAATGGATGTCGCAGGTGATTCGCTATGGATTGAGAATCCGTTCGATGGTGCGGATAGAAAGGTTGTGGCGCCGAGCAATGTCGGCTTTGCTCATGCCGGATCGGGCCTGGCCGACGATGATCTCATTGCGTTCGGCGATTTTGATACTCATGCACTTTGGTATGTAGAGCGATGACCCTGCGAGTTCGCTTGATATCAGCGTCCTCACAACCGATGTCACTATCGCGTGATCATACCCAGCGCCGAGTAATACCTGCTGAAGATCGGTCAATTCTGATGGCTGGTCCTGTCTAACCATCATGTTGCCCTGGTGACTGTTACCTCGTATTTGTGCAGGTTCAGCTGATAACGTTTCCCCGGCCTGATCAGCATCAGCAACGCAACTGGGGTCGAGCATAGGAACATGAACAGCGACGCCAGTGCCACAGGCCAGGTCATCATATGGCCCACCCACAGCCAGGAGACACCCATAGCCAAATGAGCCAACCCGCAACTGAATATAAAGGTCCCGTGCATAACGCTCATCATGTCATGCATCAATAGCATTATGTCCCGCCGCCACGTTGACTGATGTACCATCCGTAACCCAATTACCGCGTAGTCGATAGCGGTGCCGATGTTACTGACAACGATGATGATGATAACCACCATATGCATATGTTCCATTAGCCTTCACCTGCGTTTTTATTGTTATTGTTTTTGGCCCAATGGCCGATCAGCCCGGGCAGATGCTGCCGGGCCAGCAGAATGGTGGATCGATTGAAGAACGACAACAGCGAGCCCACCACGATGGATATCGCGGTGATTTCATAGATGTCGGTCAGAGATAAGTAGCGGCGAGCAGTAACAAAGGCAATGACGCAGCCAGCAAGGCCAATAAAAGCAGCAATGATGACTTCTGCCGCAAGAGCATGCTTAGAATACAGTTGCTCAATGGGTTTGCCTGTTTGTTCCGATTCATCACGTATCCTGGCGGTATATGATGCAAGTGCGCCCAATGATACGCCCATAACGGCAGCGACACCAACCACACCGATAAATATCAAATTCTCCACAGCTCGCCATCGCAATTTCACTAGTTTAGTCTGGGACTGATTATGCATACGACACGCCACGAACTCTGTGAATTAATCCCCCTGTAACGTTCTTTGACACTTAGTCCTGCCCGATCATTTAATGTAATGATTAGTACTTGTTTCATACCGCTATCCTTATGTTACTTATGCATGCCCGGCTCACCCGGCTCAAATCGTCCATTACCCGGCTCAACCCAATATTATTTATATTCTAATGATCAATAAGTTATATGGATTGAGCCGGGTGAGCCGGGTGAGCCGGGTACTTTTCCGCATATGCGAAAAAGTTTTTTTAAACAGCAGACAAAATTTTTTTCCCCGTAGGGAAAAGTTTTAGAAAAGCACCCGGCTCACCCGGCTCAGACGTATATATTCTCCTCGTATCAAGAAGTTAAATGGATCGTCCACCCGGCTCAGAACCCGGCTTGAGCCGGGTGGACGCTACTCATCAAAATAATCCGTGGACCAGACCTCCATCGGGATGCCCACCACGCGCGCGAACATTTCGCGCGCCGCCGTCAGCTCCGGCAACAAGAAACACGGCGTCTGCACGCCGCCAAACCGTGGCCGGCCAATCTTGGCGCCCCAACTCTGCAACTCGCGGCTGAACTGCGTCATATGCAGCGGATGCATTTCGCGCAGGCGTTCGCACCACTTGAGGTAGCTGTAATGAAAATGGTCTTTCTTGATCGGCTCACTTGGCCACTGATCGATGTCAGGATCGCCCGGAACCCGATATCCAGCCTGCAAACACTGGAAGTACCACTTCAACACGCTCGATCCGGACCGAATCTTGATGTCCCAACCCAGCTCTTGGAGTGACTCCGGTACCGCCGCCGGCGACCAATCGGATATATCGACCTCCAGCAGCGCCTGCATCAGTGCCTCATAGCCGCCGTTATTCAGCTCCTCATGGATTGCACCGAAATAGGCACGATCGCGTTGATGCATCGGCGACACATCGCAAACGACAAATCGCCGATCGTGCGCATCGCGCGCAATCGGCCACTCGTTGTTTGTGGAGATCATCACCCTTTTGAAGTTCGGGACGCTGAACGCGTCCTGATGTTTCCGCTCGATCGTCTCCATGGCATCGGTGATCATCCCTTTCAATACGCCTTCGGCGTTTTTATCGCCGCCCCATATCGCCTCATTGGCGTGGACCAGCAACAGATCCGCGAGATGGCCCGAAAAACGCCCGGTTACCTGATGCATCGACGCGAGCTGGATGAAATGCTGCCGGCCGACCAGCTTGCCGATCGTCTCAACAAACGTGTTTTTCCCAGTGCCCTGCTCCACCGAACGCAGCACAATGGCCGTACCCGGCAGCTCTGCCGGCCGCTGAAACAGATGCGCCAGCCAACACCATACGTACTCGAAGAGATCATCGTTGCCGGCACAAATGATGTTGTGAACAAACTCAGCAAAGCGCCCGTAACTACCGGTTTTCGGCTCAACGCCGAATCCCTGGAACAGGTTGTAGTAGCCGTCGACATTCTTTCCGGGCGAAAAGATCACGCCCTCATACTGCCGCCGGCGTGGCGATTCCAGCCAATGCTGTCCGAGCGTTACCGCATGCCGGCCGAGACCGACTTTCTTATTGCAATGTAATAACTCGAAGTCGTTTCGGCCGAGGAACGACAACATCGGCCGTTCAAGCCCCGGGTCGTAATCCTGACTCATGATGCAGGCCCGGCCGCCGATCTTCACGACAGCATAACGCTGATTGAGGGACTCGATCAGATGATCGTCCTCAATCGGCTCCGGTTCTGCGGCATCCTCTTTCGGCGGCCGCAGACTCTTAGCTAATTCCACCGGTGACAAACCGACTTTTTTTGCGATCATTTTCAACAGGCGTGATCGGGTTTGCACGGGCAAAAGCTCACATCCTTGGATGGCCGGCGCAATGACAACGGATAGCTCTTCAATATCCTCAGTCGCCTCGATTTGCTTCTCAAAAGCAAGTCGCCGGGACTTGATTTCAACCAGATCCAACACCGGCGCCGGTTCCGGCTTCTCCACCGGTGCGCGCGATTTCGGCGCCGATTTCCGCCAGCCCATCGACTCGGGATCGATCCCCAGCTGATTGCACAGCCACTGCGCCGCCTCGACCGCGTCGCCGGCGCTGCCCCACTCGATCACCAAATCGATCGGCGTACGCCGGCCCTCTTTCGAGTCCCCCTGATCTGCCACGCCGAAATCGACGATGCCCGTAGACAAAATCGAAAGATCTTCCTCCAGATTCCGGTGCAGATCTTTCGATTTAACCCGATACCCGCCCTGATAGGCTTTTGCTGCCGGGAACAGTGCCGGCACCCACGCCGCCAGATTCTGCATGGCCCGATCATTGACCGAACCGAAAAAATCCGCCGAAGACTCGCGCCCACGCGCGTGCGACTTCGGCGCCGATTTGGGTTCCGGCTCCGGTGACTCTTTCGCCAGGCTGCGCAGCTGATCGACGGACACGAGAGCCAGCCCATCGTCCGGCGCGGTCAAAATGCGGGACAAGCGATGCGGCCGATCCGGCGTATCATCGCCCTTGCAGGCCGCCGTGCCGTAAAGCTTACTGATCCGCGCCGCGTTGAATACGGTCTGATCGACCGAGACAACGCCGTCGTTGAAGCGCGCGGCCAGCGCCTGCAGCGCAGCCTTGAAGAGATCGCGCGATTCCTCATCATTCGGCATATCGACGCGATACAACAGATGCGCCCCGTTGCCACTGTCCGCCACGACCGGCGCAGGCCAGCCGCGAAACTTCAGCCACTGATACACCGCACGCGCCGCGGCGATCGCCGCCTCGTGTTCGGCATCCGACGAGGAAATTCCTGATGGCCGATCCGGATCAATATCAATCAGCAGCCAGCGCCGGCGCACGATATCCGGATCGAGCGCTGAGTTTTCCGCGTACGGCTCCAAACGATTAGCTGCGCGCGCCAACAGCGCGGGATTGACCGGATTGAGCGTGAGATACACAGCCGGAGCCTGGCCCGACCAGGCCGCGGCCGCTTCGACGGCGGCATCGATATTATCGAAATACCCGCGTACCGTGCGGGTTTTTCCGGTCTTTAGAACCCGCAGCTCACAAACGGATTCCGGCTCAACCAGAATGTCGAGCGCCCGGGCAATTTCAGCGGGATCAGGTCGGATATTATTTTTTGTGCTCATCGAATCTGCCCGCGTGGCCGTAATTCACACAAAAACGCTCGCCCATTGTTTCTCTCCCGAAAAATTATGTGGGTATAAAACTACTCAAACAAACCGGGTCGTGCCGACCGTCACCGCCACCGCGTCCTGCCGGTGACGCCCCCGACAATCCTGTATCTTCTCGATCAGCTGCTCGACATTCGCGTCATCGGCAATCTGGCACACCCAGCAGGCGTTCTGCCACGGTGCGCACCAGTCGCTTCCGCCGCTGAAATGCACCTGGACAACGTTCTGCTCGATAACAGATCGCAGCTCGGCGATAAACAATGCCCATTCGTATTGCGATAGACGGTCGTCACTGTTACCGACCTGTATAATCACCGTGTCGCCGCTCATTTCGGCGGCCCTTCGCCGGTCACCTCGGAAACAAACTCCGCAATCACCCTCAGGTCGTTGATGAGCAAATGATCAGCGCGCACCTTCTCAAGCCAGTCCGCCAGGCCTATAAGCCCATAAATCCGCCGCTCCGCCTGCTCCAGCTCCGGCCGGCGCATAACTGATATCTGCAGCGCATCGATGGCCGCCTGCACCGATCGCCAATCGGGCAACTCGTCGGGCGTCGAGTCCGTCACCGGCTCCGCCTCGTCGACAGGCCACCATAACCCGGCCTTATCTCGCAGGACCTGGCCCTTGTTTTGAAGCGTGCGTAACCAGCCGCCGACCCGGCGCCCATCGACACCCAAAGCCGCCTGGATCTGCGCGACATTCTGACCGGGATTCAGCCGGATCCACGTCAGCAGCTCATCGGCGTTCCGACACGACGATCGTTTCAGCGCCTTCGTCTCTTTCGCCTTCGTCTGCGCCGGCGTCGCGGCAGTTTCAGTTTGCTGATCCATAAAAAAATGCTTCTTTGGCTTATACTCTTTAAAGGGTCGGTCTCTGCGCTGGCCGACGCTGATGTGATCGAAATCCACGATGATCACTCCTATTCCTGACACTCTTGTTTTCGCGCTGCGCGCAATCATGCAGCGCGAAAACCGGCCGCACATCCGCAAAAATATGACACGCAGCCACACCGGGCCACGACGGCCGCCGATGCCGGCAGCCGAAACACATCACGCTCATAATCCCCGCTCCCGAGCCAGTTGATACTCACGCATCCGCCGCTCAAGCGCCTGAATCTGCTCGGCACCGGCAAGGTCACCGGTTTTAAACGCCATCACGAGCAAAATCTGGCACACGGCCAGCACCGCCGGATCGCCGGCGGGCAAGATCAGCAGCGGCTCATCGGCCGGCCGATCGTCAAGAAACTGGATCGCCTCATCCCGGGTCATAAAAACTCCTAAAAAAGCCGGACCGGAGTCCGGCAAATCGGTACTTTCAAGAAGGAGAATAGAGGAGCCCTGTCGAAAGGCCCCTCTGAATGCGCTCTGCTGACAAAGCGCATTCAGAGAAAAAGATGCACCGCCGGCCCTCGGTGACTGACAAGCGACGTGACTAAGGCAACACGCCGGGCCGGACGCCTCGCTGTGGTTATTCGATCCCCTCATAAAAAAGGCCGGGTGATGACCCATCAGCCGGCAAGACCCACTAACAAAGGAGGAGAAACGCTTAGCAATGCCAAGCTGATGGAGACTCAAAGCGCGACCCAGGCGTAAAGCAGGATGGGTAGTGAGTGATGGAACCACCTGGATCGCGAAAACCATGACTAACCCCGGTACCGGTACCGATCGCAGTGCCGCCGGACAGAGACAAGGCACCCGATCGCAATCAGAACAGCCACCGGTATAACCGGCACCCAAAACACCAGGACAAAAATCAAAAAGGCCGTATCACTCATCGTTACAGCCTCTTGATGTGCTGCTCGCCGTGGAGCCAGAAGCCCGTCGGCCGAGTACGCCGGCGGCGGATATAACGACCGCGCCAATGTGCCACGACCGCCACGGTCAGGATCAACCCCGCCGGTACCCCGACGAGCAGCGCGACTACCGTCCAGATCAGATCCATGACGGCAGCCCGGAATAGATTGCGGCCAAAGAGAGGAAAGTGTCTCCGACCGCAAAGATAACAACCAAAAGGAGAAATTTGGATTGGTGCGACTGCACCGGTGATACCGCCTCGGACAGGCCGGCTCGCTTCATCTGGCAAGGCCTGATTCCGACACTCGGCCAGCCCGGCCTTTTCTCGGCGGCATCCCGCTGCAGTCGCAGCAGTAAAAAAGCGACCGGCCGCAAAGGAACAGCCGGCCGAATCTGGGTGGAAAGATCCAAGGGTGCGAATGCACCGGTGATACCGTCTCGACAAGACGGCATCCCGCTGCAGTCGCAAAGGATGGAAGCGGAGGCGGGATTCGAACCCGCGACCTTCAGATTATGAGCCTGACGAGCTACCACTGCTCAACTCCGCACTTGGTGAAAACTTCTGAGCATGTTGACAACCGCAATTGGTGTTAACATTTACTCCGAACAACAGCCATATAGGTGTAGTCCCTAACTCATCGGCCATAGCTTCGAGATGAGCCATGCGAGGTAAGTCAGTGTCACCTGTTTCAATTTTCGAAATGGTCCTTTGTGATAGACGAACCGCTTTTGCAAAGGCCCGCTGTGACAAGCCTTTTTCTATCCGCCGGGATTTCAGTCGTTCAGCTAATGTACTCATGCTATTTATAATCGAGTACTTAAACTGCTTATGTCAAGCATTTATTTTCGTTGGATAGAAATAATCTAAGGCAATACAATACCTAATGAGCACCCAAAGTTTTCAGAAACTCGACTACCATATCGGTGAGGATTAAATGAGTCTTGAAGGTCTAGGTCAGAGGTTAAAGCTCGCGCGAGAGGAAAAGGGCTTAAGTCAAGCACAGTTAGCAAACCTTGTAGGCGCAGCCCAAACTACAATAGCTAAAATCGAGCGCGGGGAAACGAAACTGCCCAGGAGGGATTTAATTATGGAAATTGCCGATAAGCTGGGTGTATCGGCAGCGCATCTCTTATTTGGATTAGAGGAACTTGAGCTTCTTGACAAGGAAGGCATTGAATTTGCGCTTGCATACGCTCAATTGTCTGAAAAAACAAGGAAATAGTAGCGGCTTTAGTGAAGCAGCTGAAGGAAAAGGATTAGACGATCTAAAAGAATTGTAAAATATCGCCCGCAGTAGCGGGCGTTTTTTTGCCCACATATAGCACTTTTAGTGCTTGACAAGCATTTAAAGTGCTTATAGCATTTCCTTAACACGGCAACGCCGGCCGAGCCACTCTGCCAAACGTCGGTCACTGACCGGGCTGAACGGCGCGTTTTTTAATGTAAGGAGATCGCTATGATTGTTATCGTCAACAAACCAAGCAGTGTCGGTAGCTTAACATTAAGGGTTCCCGAACTTTTCGATGAGCTCAGCTGCCAGCTTGCTCATTTCCTTACGTACTTCGACTATTCTGCCGGAAACCTCCACTTCCCCTGTTTCGTCAGCCAGATCACCTTCATTCATTATCCTGAAACTTTCGCGGGCAAGCCGGAGGAACTGCTGAGCCCGTCGATCCTTTGTCAAAGCTTTGCGGATCGAATCGACCTGGCGTCCCTCGTAATGTCTTTCCGGATCAGCCACGAACAGAATCCGATCGAACGACTTCAGCCTGGGAACGATATCGACGAACGTACCGTCTGGTCGCTTCCAGATGACATGAAACTCCGCTTCCAACCAGACCCGTCGCCATTCCCAAATCGCCCAACCGAAACACTGTTCGCCACCGTGGGCAATCACATGCTCTGGAACAATCGTAAAACATTCGTTGAATGGCTTATCGGTCAAGGGCTCCACCGGGACATAAAACGGCTTACTGCCAGGAACCACGCGGCGGCAGAATGACTGCACATAATCTTTGTGAAGTTTGGGAATCCTCATAATCCATGATTATACAAATTTAAGGAGATCGCTATGACGACAAATCTACCTATCCAGCTGCTACCTGACCGGGAACCGACAGACCCCCACTGTCATGGATACCCGCAAGTCCATCCCCCCCGAAACAAAAACCGCTATTCCGTGTTTATCAATTGCCCGTATTGCGGTTGCGAGCATGCTTTCGACGGCATAAACCCCAACTTTACAGCGCTGCGTACCTGCCGCGTCCCTTTTGCGGACGAGGCCCCCGAGCTCTTCGAAGAAGGATGCGGCAAAGAGTTCGCCATCCGCATCCAATCCGTACGCGTCGATGCGGAAGTTTTCTCCATCGTTCAGGCATAACCCGCCATGGCGCCGCTGCCCCGAACCCTCGTCGTCAACATCCGCGACCACAAAGATCACCGCGTCGAGGCGATCTACATCGGCCGCGGCTCCAAGTGGGGAAACCCGTTTCATTTCAAAAACTACAACTACGAACGAATCCCCTGCATCGAAGCCTACGCCCGCTGGCTGGCTCAACAGCCGAAACTGCTCGCCGACATCGGCGAACTGCGCGGACAAACACTGAAATGCTTTTGTGCCCCGAACATCTGTCACGGCGACGTGCTGGCCACCTGTGCCGACATCACCGGCATGGACAAAATCCGCGACTACGTCGACGCCGTGATGCAGATGTACGGCCCCAGCTCCCGATCGCTGGCGCTGCTCTGTGTACCGGAGCAACACCGCCGGGCCGTTCGGGATCTCGTCACCAGGAATCGAAAATTAGGATCACAACGATGAACGCACAAAACCCTTTACCGGCCCCGGCGCCGATGACCGAGCAACAACATTTGATGATCATCGGCGATGCAAGCTATCAGAAACTGATCAAGAATCGGATATCACTCTGGGCAGGCCGCGCCCGGCAATGCAATCACGATATGCTGCTGCACCTCGAAATCTCGGACACGAAAAAATATCACTACTACCGAGGCGCGCGGGATATGGCGATGGAGGCGGCGCGGGATTGTCAGGAGTTGTTGTGATGGACAAGATCAAGCCTTGCCCGTTTTGCGGCCAGAACCCCAACATAAATCCCCCGAAACCCAAGAGGGTGATGAACATCACGGTGAATAGAAACGCATTCATTGAATGCGTCAATAAAGACTGCATCGCAGTCGTATACGTCGAAGCTCCGTCACTCCAGGAATGCCTTGAGCGGTGGAATGTCAGGCAAGACGCAGCTATGGAGTGCCGCGATGACCAGTAAAATAGAATGGACCGACGAGACCTGGAACCCCGTCACCGGCTGCACCAAAGTCAGCCAAGGCTGCAAAAACTGCTACGCCGAACGCTGGTGGCCTCGCGTCTACCCAGGCCGGAAATTCACAGACGTTCAATGTCACCCCGATCGGCTGGATCAGCCACTGCGTTGGAAGAAACCGCGCCGGGTGTTCGTGAACTCGATGTCCGATCTGTTCCATGAAGATATCCCAGATAATTTTATCGCTGAGGTCATCAGCATCATCGGTCGCTGTCCTCAGCATACCTTTCAGATTTTGACCAAGCGTATCGTAAGAGCGAAAGAGATACTGAAAAAACTGGAGCACTGGCCACTCCCTAATTTATGGCTGGGCGTCAGTGTTGAAGACATGGCAAGTGCAGCCGAGCGCATTCCTGTCTTGCTGGAAACACCAGCTGCCATACGGTGGCTCAGCTGTGAACCGCTGCTCGGGCCGATATTCCTGAATCAAATACCTATCCCCTGCCCTAACGATGCCGCGCATTGCTGTGGCCGGCAAGCCTTCACGGATGTGCTTAACTGCGTGGATTGGTGCGATGCTCCGGAATGCTCGGAGGCATGGGTTGGCCCCGGTGTCAGATGGGTCGTGGTCGGTGGTGAGTCTGGCCCAGAGGCCCGCCCCATGCGCATAGAATGGGCAAGAACCATTCGGGATGACTGCATAGATTCTGGCATCCCGTTTTTCTTCAAGCAGTGGGGTGAATGGATCTCGAAAAAACAAAACGCTGAGCCATCTACCGTTCATCGCCGCGGCAAGAAAAAAGCCGGTCGCGAACTCGACGGCCGCACATGGGACGAGTACCCGGCATGATCTCCGAACCCGAAACCCTGCAGGCCCCACCGATCACCGGCGGCTACTGCACGATCGAACTCAACCCCGCCGATGATAATCGATGGTACTACGGCTACCGCATCAGACTACCGGCGGTCCCCGGCAACATCATGCGCTGGACGCACAGCGGCGTCGCCCGGCTGCCGGACCTCGGCCCCGAGTCGACCCGTACCGCCGCTATTCATTGCGCCGCCGCCTGCATCCGGACCGTATTACCCTCACTCGGATTCGAATCCCGCCAGCATCTCACGGCAAAGACTGCAATCCTCGCCTGGCTGGAACAGATCGCGCCGGAACAGACTGACATGTTCGCGGAATCCGATGATGAGAGAGCTTAGTTTATTCACCGGAGCCGGTGGCGGCCTGCTCGGCACAAAGTTACTAGGGTGGGATCACATTGGATATGTTGAACATGACGATTACAGGCAGCGCATCATCAGAGCCCGCATAAATGACGGAATACTTGGCGAAGCCCCAATTTTCGGCGATATCCAGACATTCGTCAGTCAAGGGTACGCCCAAAGATATCAGGGAATGGCTGATGTCATTACCGCCGGTTTCCCGTGCCAGCCGTTCAGCTGGGCCGGGAAGAAGCTCGGCGCAGCAGATCCTCGCAACATGTGGCCAATCACTATTGAATGCATTCGCCTGGTACGACCAGAGCATGTGCTGCTGGAAAACAGTTCAAGGCTCATTGTTTCCGGATATTTCGACACAATCATCAGTGACTTGGCCGAGATCGGGTATTTGGGTCGATGGGACTGCATACCAGCTTCAGCCGTCGGCGCCCCTCATCAGAGAGACCGGGTTTGGATTTGTGCCCACGCCAACGACGATAGATGCCCGGTCAAGGGCATACCAGAGGGATCGGAACGGGAATCGAATCATGTCCTTGGCAGGATACGCAAGAATGTATCCGACACCGCTGAAGTCAGACGCAACCGGCGGATACAATCCGAAGATACCGCCAGGGCGAAACTGCAGACGTGGATTGAAAGAGGTCATCCCTGGTGGACCACTGAACCCGGAATGGACAGAGTGGCTTATGGGGTGGCCAATAGGGTGGACAGAGTTGAAGCCATTGGAGACGGACAGGTACCGGCAGTGGTTGCAACAGCATGGCACATTTTGAAATAGAGCCATACCGATGAACCAGATAGCGCTACCCCTCAACGACACCCGGCCGGCCCCACCGCCGCCGAAGCCGTCGCGGCCGGCTCGCCATTACCCCGAATTCTCCGAGCCAGGAATGCGTTTGAAGCTTCTCAAAACCATGCGGTCCGGCCGCAGCTATGACATGAACTGGATCTGTGGCCGGGTCGGCCGCTACTGCCCGAGCGAACTATCGAACCTGCTGGAGAAGATGAGCGCCGACGGCCTGATCCAGATCGACAGGCACTACTTCGGCTCCAAGTCGCCGGCGGAAGGCGACTATCACGGATTCAAATATATATACAGAATTCCACTATGAACCCCCACCTGATCAACGTCGACCAACTCAAAGACCTGACTGGCTACAGCCGATCCGGCGACGTGATCAACTGGCTCGAACGCCATCAAATCCCCTACTTCATCGGCGCCGGCGGCAACCCCGTCACCACCCTGGATGCCCTCAACGCTCGCCTGCTCAACACCGGCGCGCTACAATCGGTCGAAACCGAAACAATCGACTTCAGCTATGGGCAGAAAGCGTAAAGACCCCAACGACCAGCGGCTGCCGCCCGACGTCTACCGCGGCAAAGCCGCCTACGAATGGCGCCCGAAAGACGACAGCGGCCAACGCTCTAAAGCGATCAAACTCTGCCCGCTATCGACGCCGATCGGGACCGTCTGGAAACACTATCTGGACAAAAGAGAAACCGACCAAACCGACACCCTGCGCTGGCTACTGAATCAATATCTCGCATCCCCGGCATTCGCAACCAAGGCCCCGAAAACCCGGAAAGAACAGACCTATCAAGCGGCGAATATCACCGCTTACAGGACCGGCCCGACCCGGACATTCGGCGACGCAAAACTACGCGCGATTACCCCCGGCATCATCCGGCAATACCTGGATGCCCGAGCTAACGCCGGCGCCGGTGTCGGCGGCAACCGCGAAAAGGCACTCATATCCCGCGCCTGGAATTGGGCATTAGAACGCGACCTCACCCGCGTCGAGAACCCCTGCAGCGGCGTCACCCGCAATCCCGAAGCCGCATCCGATCGCTACGTCACCGATACCGAATATCGTATCGTCTACGAACTCGCCACCAGCTATCCGGACGATACGATTTATTACCGCGTCGCGATCGCGATGGAGCTCGCATATCTCTGCCGCCTGAGAAAGGCCGAGATACTCAAAGCCACCCGCGCACAGATCACCGATGAGGGATTCGATACCAAACGAGTGAAGCGCGGCCGCGATACGATCACCAACTGGTCACCCAGACTGCGCGCCGCGATCGACGCGGCCCTCGCCACACACGGCGACATTCCGAGCACCTATCTGTTATCGAACGGCAAAGGCGCCGGCATCGCAGAATACGGATTTAACACGGCCTGGCAGCGAATCATGGCCCGAGCCGTCGAAGAATTTGGCATCGAGCGCTACACATTTCACGCGCTTCGAGCCAAGGGCGTCAGTGATTTCACTGGCGAAAATAAACAGGACACCGCCGGGCATAAAGATCCGCGCATGGTACTGCGCTACGATCGCAAGAAACGGCGGGTTGATCCTACGGAGTAGTAAAAAAATGATGAGAGATGTAAATAAAATCCAAGGAATCGATGTATTCACGGAAATTTTTGTAAGTGAAATGATCGATGAAGTGAAACGGGCCCGCCAAAAGTTTCCGATCAATAAACATGTGCTCACAGCGTTCAACGAGGAAGTCGGAGAACTCAACAAAGCTATGATTCAAAACACTCATGACGGCGCGGGCAATCGCGAAGTTTGGGAAGAGGCTATTCAGGCTGCAGCTATGGCGCTAAGAGTCGCCACAGAGGGGGATCACTCGTTTGATTACGATCCGATAACAATCCTATCGGAAAATATTCGGAAATCGCAAAACACCGCCCTCGGAAACAGAAACAGCAACACATAAACCAACTATGAATTTGAGGTTTATTTACAAAGCCGGCAGATTCGTTTTGCAACAGCAGTATCACCCATTTGACATGGATGCTCACGAGCAAGAATGGCGTGACGTCAAGCTGGATAATCCCGAAGATGTTCCAAAACAGCCATAAAATATTCGGAAAATATTCGGAAATCGCAAAACATCACCCTCGGAAACAATCTAAGTTATTGATTTTATGGTGCCGAAGAGAGGACTCGAACCTCCGACCTACTGATTACGAATCAAGGTTTATATCACCTAAAATCAATAACAAAGCATTATTTTTCCGAATAAACTAGCGCACATAAGTGCATGATTACATTAATACAGGCCGATTTATATTCGGACAATTTGGAGTTAAAAAATGGCACATCACAGCAATCAAAAACAGACTTGATTTATCTTAAGGTGCCGGCCACCCCATCAAAATAGCGCATGCGGGATTGAAAGAGGATTCCGTGAAGAAGTCGCGGCCGAGGTGATTCGTGGGATTCTGTGCCAGGATGCGGCTTAATGGCCGGTCGACCTCATTTCAAAATATTTGGGTGTGACTCACGTTTACAACCGGATACGCATCCGGTATAAAGATAGACGCCCCCGCCGGATGCGCCAACATCCGGACGGGCACTTACCACACTGACATTACGGGTATCAGAGTGATCGAAACCAGAGTAAACCGAACGGAACGCGATGGCAATAACGCCATCGTGATCCGTCGTATCAAACCCTTCCCGCTCCGGCTTTCTCCCGAGCTTCGCCAACGCTTGCAACAGCGCGCCGAACAGCGCGATATTTCATTGCAGGCCGAAATCACGGCGATCCTCGAACGCGCTCTGAATACTCCTCACTAACCGTAACGCCGGTACCGACCGGCAGGAGTATTTATTATGCAACACGATCCGATTATCCTCGGCGTCGCGAACGCCGAGTCACAACAGGGCAAAAGCCATATCACGCTGCTGCTCGCCAACGCCCTGACACTTGCCGGGCATCGCGTCGTTGTCCTCGACTGTGACGAAATCAACCCGCAGGAAAACAGCCCCACTGTATCGAGTTATCTCAATCCCAGCATCACCTATCCGTTCCGTGTTTACACTCGGGACACCTGGGAAGATCAATACCTGGCGCAGACCGATTACCTGATCTACGACGGCAGCCGACAACCCCCCCAATGGGTTGTACAGCTTATGCAACAAAGCGCCGACGGCGTCATCATCCCCATCCACAACGGCCGCGGATTCGCCAAAGGCATCGAGGCCGCGCGCAGCATGTTCCGCCACGACACCCCTATAGCATTTATCGCAAACGATCTGCACGGCGATCCCGCGCGGAAACTACCGGCCATCGCCGAAGGTTTTAACGCCCCGGTTTTCGGCCTGCCCAACCTGCCGGAACTGAACGACATGACCAGCGCTGGCCTGTTGCCACAGATGACGCCTCACCAACACATCACCCTCGCCGCCGATCAGCTGTGCAACGCAGTGTGCGCATGGATTAATAACATTCGCCAAGAGCAGACTCATAATGAAAAACATCTCCACGCTGTTGCAGGCTAACTCAATGTCAACGAACACCACCCCGGCCGCCCCTCGGCGGCCGGCCGAGGTAGATATTCCAGATGACGCTATCACCGGATGCACATCAGGCGATAGCGCGGAAAATACGGCAACCGCCGGACGCACATCAGGCGCTGACATCCGGCGGTTAATCATCGATGAGCAGAACGACCCCGGCACCCCGACGAAGTTCGACATCTTCCGTACGGCGGAGATCGATCAAGCAGCCGCAACGATTGCGGCGGAACTCAAGCGCCGAGGTGTACGCCGTGCGAGTAAATCAATGGCCTACCGGATGGGCATCCGGTGTCTGCTCAAAGCACTGGATTTGCCCGGGTCTACATCCGGTGATAATCGCGATAACTCATAGGAGATATCATGTGAACGCCGTTGACTGGTTTCTTTGGTTTTTTCTGCGCGGGCTCGCTCTGGTCGCGCTCGGCTGTAATCCGATTACGATCGCATTCGGCATTGTGTCCGTTGCGGTATTGGCATGCGTCGATACGCCACGGCCGCGCCGCCGGCCGGTACGCTCCTGGATGCCGTCGAGCAGGCTGTTGGGCGGAGCATACGCATGAAGCAATCGAACACCGAACGCCGACCGGTGCGACAACGCCCGGACCGCCGCAAGCCCGTGCCGCAGTTCGCCGCAGTGGTTCTGAAGCCGCTGATCGTCCGGCGGGTTGAGGGAGACGCCAGGTGACACCCTGGCAGCTCATCATTGTCGTGGCAACGGCGGCGATCGGTTACGCCCCCGTATACGGGCCGTATCTCGGTATTCCAGCGCCGAACCCGATCACCGCATTAACCTTTGTGGGGATCGTGCTGGTAGCTGTTTCGTTGATCGAGCGCGCCACGTATGCCGCCGCGATGAGAGCCGCCGCTGAGAACGGCGCCCCCGCTCCTTCTGACCCACCGCCCGCGAGGGAACCACCGCGGGAGTGGGACGACTCCGACGTATTCGAGGGAGAAATCGAGTGAATCACTATCGCCCATCGTTTATTCGCAACGCCCAGGCTTGCGGTTTGACACTGATCCCGTTTGCGCTGCTGACGATTATCGGCGCGACCCATCCCGCTGGGACCGAGGCCAGGGCTGCCTATACGAACGCCGCCGCCTCGATCGAGGCTGCCGATCGTTCTATTCAACGGGCAGCCGGCGCCGCCGCACAGGCCGATCATATTACGCGCCTGCTTAACGACGTCGCCTACTGGAAGGAAAAGGCGCGCAGTTGGGAATCATTGGCCGCCCGGCAGGATGTGCGACCGACCCATAACGAACTTGCGCAGTGCCAACGGGAACGCGTCAGGACAGAACAGATCGCCGAACGACTGCGCAACCGCGCAACCGAGTGGGAAACCTATGCTCACGACCTGCAGCGGTATTTCAAAAGTTACCAGCAGGCCGCGCAGCAACAGGCCCGCGCCTGGCCGGCCGCGCAGCGCCTGACAACCACCTGCTACGACCAGCTCCGTGGCTATTTTTCATGCGTCGTCAGCCGGTAATATGCAGATTCGAACAAAAACAAAAACGCAGCACCGGCGCCGGTCGGCAAGCGGGAACGACGAAACAACAACCAGCAAAGAAGGCGTCAACATCTCGATGACGCCGTTTGTCATCGGCGCGTGGGTATTGTTCGCCGGCGTCGTCACAGTCTGGCCGCCGATTTTCTGGCACGCAGTGACTGACGCCCCGCTACTGCTACTGATCCTACTGGCCGGCACGGTGGTAAGCGCCCTCGATGCGCTCGACGTCCGAGGCCGCGATCTGATGGCGTTGTTTATGCGCCTGGAAACAATGGAGCGATACATCATGGCGGACACGCAGCCAGCGCCGGACCGCCGCCAGATACCGAACGACCCCCCCGCGCTGGATCCCCCTTACAAACACGACCTGGCGCGTCTGCCGTCACCAAAGTGCAAAGCCATGGCAAAGCTGATCGAAGACAATCTGATCGCCGCCCAGGTGCAAGGTGCGCGCATCACCCCGATCGGTGAGACCGTCGGCATCAAACTGCTCGACGACCAGGCCGGCGACCAGCTCAAAGGCATCGAGCCAGCCATTGCCTTTGCGATTAAACACGGCGATTTCTCGCTGGACATCAAACCCGAGAAGCGCGCCGCGTTCCTGATCGTTCGCGATGAGAAACAGAAGGATCTGACCCCTGATTTGCTCGGAAAACCGAATTTGAAAAAACATGAAATCATTCTCGGTGCAGCCAGCCACAACGGCTTCCCGCTGAAAACTGAAATGGGTACCACGACCGTTCCGCACGTAGGCCTGGCCGGCACCACCGGAAGCGGCAAATCAACGTTCCTGCGCTATCTGCTGGCGCAAATCGTCGGCTATGCCGACCCGCGCCAGGCGCGTTTGCTGTTGATTGACCCGAAGCGCGAAGATCTTCTCATTTTCGAAAACGCTCCGCATCTTGTTGCCCCGGTAATCTGCGAGAAACACGAGGCCGAAAAAGCGCTGGCCTGGTGCTGCGACGAAATGCGCCGGCGCCAGAATCAGGGCATCTACACCGTGAAAGGTCATCTCTTCGTAGTCCTCGAGGAATGGGGAAACCTCGGATCGAACGGCAGCAAGTCTGGTCAGTCCGACGTATTTCATCTGGCGTCTGAGCTACTGAGGCAAGGCCGTAGCGCGGGTATTACACTGATCGTTGCCATGCAGCGGCCTACGCCGGAGATCAGCACGCCGGAGTTCAAAAGCCTATTGCCGGCACGGATCGCGTTCGACACAGGGGATAAGAACAGCTCACGCGCATTCATCGGCACTGACGCCGCAGCCGGATTACCTACCGGAGTGGGTGTGTTTTCCAGCAAGGGCAAGCTGACAGAGTTCAAGGCGCCTCTGTTTACGTCCGATCAGGTAAACACGCTTGTGGGTCGCGTCGCCGCCAAAGCTCAGCAGCTGAACATCAGAACCCATCACGTTCCGGAGCTGGCAGAGCTTGGCCAGTCATCGGCATCGGCCGGCCGGCTCGATGCCGATGATGAGTTCTTGCAGTGGCTGATCGATGAGAACATCACATCGCTCAGACTGACCGACACACGGAGACGGTTAGGCATCAGCCAGCGCCAGGCGGAGAAAAAACACGCGGAACTGGCCGCGATGGGATTCGCCACACTGACCAAGGGCAAGCCGGCTCAAATTCATCTGGAAGCAATTAGAAACCACCTTCACCCAAGTGATGAACCCGGTGATGAACCCGGCGTGAACCTCGATGAGTGATGAACCTTTGATGAACCAACCTTCATCACCTTAACCATTGATTTAACAGTATGTATAACTCCCTTCATCACCTTCACACCTTCATCACTTGGAAAAAATTACGGCCTTTTGTGCCACCCGTAGAAGGTGATAAACCTGATCTGGAGTCTCGTTATGAAAAAAGAAATCGTCCCCTATGTCGAGCGTGACCGGTTACCCGTCGTAGCGACACCGAAGCCGGTATCGAAGCTCGCCGGTCGGCTGGTACAGTTTGCCCGCGACGTCATCACGCCGCTACCATCGCCGGCCGGCGATGAGCATACCGGCCGATCGGTTATCGAGTCAGAAGCGTGGAGCGTGTTCCAATCCGGCGTGTCTCGGCTGGCTCAGGAGCGCCAGGCGCGTAAGTTGGCGAGAGCCGAGCAGCAGCAGCGCGAGCAGTTACAAGCCGCGGCCGAATATTCTTCGGCCCGATCGTCGGGCCAGCGGATTGGCGACAACGGCCGCACATTACAGCATGCTGAGACAGCCGACCGGCGTATCACGCTGGCGATCGGCCTGAAATCGTATACGCGTGAGGAGGAACGGCCGGACGGTACAATCATTCGTGAGCACTATGATTTTTGACGCCCGTTGATGCGCCTGATTAGATGCGCGGCGGAGGAGCGTGGAAAGCCGGCTCGAAAGCCGAGACGGAGAAGGGCAAATAAGTGTTGACGAATGCAGTCAATTGTAGGAAAAAAGTCTTGACAAGTACGCCTAACAGGCGTATTATAGGTTTCAGGTTAAGAGATTGGCTCTTAACCGAAATCAACACAAGGATATTATTATGAGCAGACAAGACGCGATCGCCAAAGCAGCAGAACTGGCATACGAAAATGACACTTACCAAGTTGTTGGTCAGGACCAATCGGGCCAATGGGTCATTCGCCACATCGAAGACCCTGAAAGCGATCAGCTTGACGATGCCGTGAAAGTGGGCGCCGACGGCGAACAGCAATAAATTAAATCGTTACGAATCCCCCTGCGGGTTTTCAAGAAACCGAATCAAAGGAAAACGTCATGCAAGCTCAAATTCATTTCAGCAATCAGTATCGAGGGACATCAACACAAACATCTTGCCGCATTATCGATAACAAGGCCGTAGTTTCATCCGAGGATGTAATCAAAGCAAGGAAGCAGCTCGAATCAAGACCAGTTAACCCTGATTCCGCGCGGCAATCACTGGAGTCCGACCCTTCCAAAGTAGGGCTCATAAATGAGAGCAGCGCCCACATCTGCGCGCCAGATAGCCACAAGTATCCAAACACCACGCTGACCTATTATGGGTCAGCGAATCACATCAGCCGTGATGGCTCAGTTTGGTACCAAGTGAACTGGTGATAAAATGAAGCTCTTATTAGCAGATCTTGACGGCACGCTCGCGGAATCGTGGACGACAAAAATTCTCCCGGGCGTAGCGCAAAAACTAACCCGGATCAAGAGCGACGGCGTGGCGATCGCCGTCGTGACAAATCAGGGTGGCGTCGGCTATCGGCGTCACACCGACGATGAAACGTATCCAGATCTAGCTGATGTTCTGGATCGGATGGGTGCCATCGCGACCGTCTTACCTATCGATCGAATCTACGTAGCACTGCATCACGGCCGCGATGAATGGCCGTCTTGCGACGATGTCGACAGCGTTGTCGTCGACGCCGATGACAGTCCCTATGTGGTAGCCAGTTGGCGCCCGGACTGGCGCAAGCCGGGCAGCGGTATGCTTATGCAGGCGTGCGAAGATTTTGATGTCGATCCGGCTAACGCACTAATGATAGGAGATAGCGATACGGATCGTATCAACGGATTCGCATTTCAGTGGGGAAAAGAATTTTTCAGCGAATATACAGATTTTTCCGTTCCCGCCAACATTTTTTCACTCCGAAACATCCTCGGACTCAGTGTTGCAAGCATGGCTACGTGTTGCGGGATTCACCGCGACACGTACGGAAAATGGGAGAGAGGCGAACAACGCCCGCCGGCGGCCGCCCAGCAATTATTCCGGCTGATCGAGTGGATGGGCGACGACCAGCTAAAAAACTGGATGAAGCATGTTAGGGGATAAGCAGTAGATGCCGTCCCCCGACCAAATCCGCACCGCTCGACAATGTTCCACTTAAACACAACATAAGGAATATCATATGAACCTGAGATCACACACAATCCCTGAGCTTTGGGCAGCGCTCTCCGAGAGTTATCGTCTCTATGAGCTGGATACCGGCAGCTCCGGTGGCGACGATGTTCTGTGTGGAAGCGATCAGACGGAAATTGCTCACGACGTGATGTTCTATCACGGCCTGGACGAATGGCCGACTGACTGGACTATCACGCAAATAGCGCCAGATACACTGGCCGGCATCGATTTTTCGATGCCCATCTCTCTGGGAGAGCTCCGCGGATTCCCCGGCTGGCAGGACCCCGGTCAGACCGGCGATGAAAACAACCTCATCGATGACACCCCCTGCAAAATATCCCCGTGCGGAGAGGTACTAATTGACGGCGATGTGTTTTGCAGCGCTCCGTTTTCGTATCCATTAAGCGAAACGGAGCGACTGTGGTATGATTGGATAGCGCGACACGCACCGAAAGCGAAAACCCATCGTATCGGATAGGCGCAAATCCGAATCTGCATCGAGGGAAAGTTATCGGAAAACACCGAAGTTTTACTGCTCCCGACAAACCAACCGAAAGCTACGCTCCTCCGTCCGACCCTGGTTCGTTGTAATCCGATTCGTCAGTAATCCCTCCGCATCCGGAGTGCCACCAGACAACCAAGCAACCTCAATTGCTGTGTACGTGATCGACCCGATCGTCTCACTCGCCAGGCTATCCGTGCTATCCACCACGAATACCCCGTCCGATACCCAGCTGCTCGTTACGATCGTCTCACCTGATCGCAGCCAGTTACCCCAGGCTATTCTATAGTCCTTAACCGCATCCGGATCTTTTTGCACCCGAAACGCGACCGGCCCCCGACCGTCGTGGATCGGCACTCCGTTGCCGTCCTCCATGTAGCCGCTCATCTTACGCGCTGGCTTGTGTCAGCGTGATCGTGACATTCAGCGTGTCGCCATCATCCACTAACTTATCGCCGCCGGCGAAGGCGCCGACCCCACCCAGAATGCCGGCAGTCCCCGTCGCCACGGTACAAATCCCGGTGCCGCCGATAGTCTGGCCGTTCGTGTTAATAGCGAACGCCGCTTTACTGGCGGAATTGTCTACGCTCTGCCCACTGACGGCCCCGAGCGTGATCGCCGGCCGATTGCCCGTATACGCGCTAATCTCAACCCAGCCCGCATGACTGGCCAGTGTGTCCCCCGCGGCAACGGTCGGCGTACCGTCGGTCAGCAGCACATAATATGCGGCTGTGTAACCCGATCCTTTATAGACTTTATCGAGGATCTCATCGAGCCCCTCGTTCGGAATAAGATTTTCAACGGCGTCTGTCCATTTTGGTACAAGCTTACACCAGCTTTCCAGCTGGTTTATTGGAACGCATCCGCCGCCGATCGCCATAAAAAACGGCGCTGGCGCATGAACAATACGCCCGCTGATAATCCTGCCATCGTGCCGCCTGGCGGCAAGCCGACCGATATCGCGCGGAATGTTTTTCAGTAGCTGCCACACCCGATCAGGTGTAAAGCACTCGATCCCATACGTGTTTTTGCCGATCGCGGCAATCTGAGCTTGCTGAGCTTGCATAACTTTTATCCTTTTACATTCATCGCGCGGATTTCCAGCGCGATTTTTATCATCCGATCCTCGCGACGAATAACGAGGTACCTGTACACGCTTCCCGGCGATGTTGGGAATTCTCCCTCTACGGCTGCAGTGGCTATAAAGCTCTGCAATCCTCCTATGTCGACACCGGCCTCCAGCACAGCGGTGACTATTGCCTGCAGTACGGCGGTGCCGGCAATATTGGCGGCCGCCTGGACGTCGGCGGCCGCCGCTGTTTCGATGCTGGCCTGTCCCGCGAGAGATAAAAGCCCCTCGATGGATATCTCTGATGTGGATGACAGTCCCGCTTGCCCGGCGAATGACGCCGAGCCCTCAAAATCGCTGCCGGAGACAACGCTGATCGACGACTGCGCCGAGATTCCCAATCCGGCCAATAGATTCGCCCGCGCACTGGCACTGATCGTCGTATTCGCTGCTACTGTCAGCGCGGCATTCAGCACGGCATTTGTACTCGCGCTCATCTGCCCGGTACCGGCCAGTGTTAGCGCCGCCTCGATGATATTCTGATTGACCGCCGCCGCGAACGTGGCACCTGTGATACCGCTGAGTGTGATTGTCCCATCTTTGATCAGCGAGCCCAGTAACGACACTCCTGTGACGCCCTGTAGCGTGAGACTGGCTTCGAGCGTTGCCAACGCGGCGACTACCGTTGTTGCTACGCCATCGAACGAGGCAGCGGCTTGCGCGTCCGCCTGCGGCTGATCCGTGTACCCGGCGGCGCTGCCCAATGACAGCGTTGCCTCGATGATTTTGCCAGCTGCCGGAGTAATGCCTCCGAAGCAGCCGAGCGATAATGCCGCCTCGATCGTGGCAGTGCTGGATTGCGCAATATCGGCCTCACCGGCCAGAGTCAGTGCCGCCTCTACCGTCGTCGATCCCGTTGAGTGATGGATCCGGACATCGACATAGTAGATCGTCACGGCGTACTGATCCGTCATTTCGTCGCTGATCCGAAATCGAATTCGGAAGTTCGTATCGCTCAGCTCGCTGTAGGCCCACGTGCGGCCCCACGTGTCCGTTGCACCGCCTACTGTTTTATCGACAGCCGGGAAACCGAACGTATCGTTTTGGAAAAAATATTTCGGGCTGGTCCACGTCGTGCCGCCGTCGTGACTGATTTCCGCGTACACGTCGAATGACTGAGCCTGATTTTCTTGCCCATTACAGCGGACTTCGATGCCGTCTATCGTATCGCCACTCGGTACCGCGGATTGCAGGCCAAAGCCGTATAGCACGACGGATGTCAGAGCATCATACTTAGGCGTCGTATATGACACACGGTCATCGAACGATGTACTGGAGTAATAAAAGTAGCCGTTCGCCAGATCGTCCTGAAACTGCGTCGGCAGCAGATACGCCGTTACGGCCATGGCTGCAGCCTTCCCCGCTGGATTCCATCATAAAGCCGGCGCCCGAACTCGCCCGCGAACACCATTTCGCAGCCGCCACGACGATCGATCACGTGCACTTTCGGAAATTGGACATTCGGCTCGGGCAATCCGAGAAAGCCGCACAGTATTCGCCATTCCGGCCTGTCGGTCAGCGCCCATCGTAAATAGCGAGCCTCGGGATGCCTGATGAAATAGTTGTTGATCGATATATTGTTATCGATGTACCTCTGTTTGAAATGCTGCTCCTGCGCCTTGTTCCTCATGTAGTGATCACCGAATGCGATAGTACGCCAGAACGCGTGATACTCATGATATAGATTCACCGGTGTCATCGGCGCCAGGCGTCGGAAGCTCGCCAACCAGGTATCGGGATTACGAATCGTGTGGATGAAATAAGCATCCGGATAAGCCCGGTGCAACGAGCCGACCAGGCACGGAATCGGGAAATCGGCGAAGAGATCGTATCGTGCTATGTGAGCAGCGTCCTGCTCAGTGATTCTGTTCTGTTTCTGCGAGCTCAGGCCGAAGCGATTCCCGGCGTAGTGTTGATTTAGATGCGCGGATTTCAGCCCCAACATTCGGCCGGCTGTGACGAGCGAACTGGTCCCGGTGCGAGGCATCCCGACGCAGAATATTTTTTTCTCAGAGGCAATCGTCATCGTCATCCTCGTCATCGCCCATGTAGGCGCAGCCCATCGCCAGCGCCAAAACGCAGACGGCCAGCAGAAGCAGAGCGAAAACAAATAGGCTCATATCACCCTTCACCGGGACCTTCGAATAATAGCTGCAGCGTAATACTGCCGACATTAATCGTCTCTTCGCCGCAAACGATTGACCCGGATACGGTCAGTGTTCCGCCGCCCTCACCTGTTCCGTCGTCGAACATCTCCGTCACAACAAGCGCCCACACTTGATCTATTGTGACGATTTCGTACTTCGGAGGCTTGGGGCCGCCGCTCCATGACGCGGTGATTCCTGACAGATCCGCCCCTGGGCAGGTATTCCCGACCAACGCCGCCTTTGGCATATTGTCCTCGAACCCCGCCCCGCCAAGTAGGATCTGGCTTGTTTTACTGTAATTGCCTGGGTCATTTAAAAATATATCTCCTGCTTCCCAGAAGATGCCCGTCACATCACAGACACATTCGCCGGCGACCGGCGGCGGTTCCAGCTCCGGCTCCGGCGGCGGCAGAAGCTTCCGCAATGTTGCTTTCAACGCGAACTCTTGGCCTGGAATCGTATTGATCTGCGGCGCTCGGCCGTGGCGTTTCACGGAATCTTAACCTCCGGCAACAGCAGCTCATCGAAGCCTGCCAGCGTGATACGCAATTCATATGTACCCGGCGGCGTGTTTGGGAAAAAGGCGCGGCCGCCGGCGCCGGCGATCACCGTTTGCCCGTTCAGCGTGACAGTCGCCCCCGGCGTCGTCGTGATCACCGCGGTTTCGCCCTGGCGGACGAAATAAAACTCACTCGTCGTCTGCCCAATTCGCACCGAGCGCTGCACGATCTGCACGGCCGGTACCGGCCCGATCGCCCCTTCGGCCGACAGCACCGTGGCGCCGCTGTCATGATCCACGCTCTTCGACTGCACAACGTAAAGCCCGCTAAGCGGGCTGATAGCGATATCGCTGAGCGAGATCAGTCCACCGTCGGGGATCTGCTTCACCGGTACCACCCCGCCGTCGATCGCCTGGAAGCTTACCGACCAGCGCGGCCGGCCGAGCCACTTCAATAGCCGATCGCCCAGCGCATCGGCGGCCGCGGAGCTACTCAACCAGCGTGCATCGATCTGCTCCGGCTGGCGGCCGACGTCTTCGAATGTCTGCGCATCGACCCGCAACGTCACGGACTGGCGGTGTGCGCCTTCTGCCCAGTTGTAGTCGTAATCGATCTGCAGTTCCGTGATGCGTTTCACCGGGTCGTAATCGGCGGTATGTGCCTGGCTGTCGCGTAGCCCAAGTGCTGTCGGCCGGCCGTTGAAGTGGCCGTAGATCATTTCATCCGGATCGAGCGCCGGCAGCGGAAACAACCGCGCGATGCGATCGCCGTTGATCGCCCATAACGCACCGATGCTACGCATGATCTCGGCGATCGTCGCGCGTAACGTCGGCTGTGATTGATCGATGAGGCCTGCAATCGTGATGTGCTGCGCGTCGCACTCGTCGGCGAACTCGATAAACCGGCTCGAATCGATCGTATAGCCGCTGACCTCGGTCAGCAGATCACGCAGCACCTCGGCCGGATTCGTGATCAGCCGGCCGGTCACCGGATCGGTGCGCCCGCGTAACTCGACGATCAACGATTCGTCGGCCTCCAGTGCGTCGCCGAGTTCGAGCAGCGAGATCGTTTCGCCCTGCTCGTCGGCCCGATTGTGCAGCGCCCAGTTGCCGTAAGGCTCATCATTGCGGGTGACGCCGATCACCGTCACCGCGTGATCGAGCAGGAAGAAGAAATGCCGGTCACGGTCGTACTGCATCGGTTGCAGGCTGATCGTGCCATAACCGACCCGCAGCGGCTCGATGCGGCGATAGAACGGCCATACCGCCGATGTGCGCAGCGGTACCGGCCGGGTCAGCGCCTGCGCCAGGCTCATGCGACCAGCTCCAGCCGGCAGGTATCCGACAGCGTGATACCGCCGATACGGCCTTCGAACAGCACCTGGCCGTCCTCCTCCAGCCGGGCGCTGATCGGCGGGATCGCGAGTAGCGCGGTGGCTTCACCGGCCTGATTGAGTAGCGTCACGTTGTGATTCGGCACCGTGCCGCCGGTTTCCCAATCCGCGCTTTCCTGCGTTTCCCCCGGGTCGAGCAGATACGGATAGGCCAGGCCGTCGAAGCCGGCCGGCTCCGGGTCGCCCGGCATGTACAGGCACACCGGCACGGGATCGAGCAGGATCAGATGCATCACGGTTGATACACCGGCGCGAACGGCAGACTAAGCGACGCGCCTTTACCGCGATAATCGCTCAACGTGCGCTCGAACTTTCGGTAATCGCTCACGTGATCGACCTGGATCGAATCCGTATCGATGCGCATCATCGCGACGATGTCGAGCTCGTCCGGGTCGGAGATCGCCACCACCGGTTCGTTGTTTTGGCGCTTGGCGTAGTCGATCAATCCGTACAGCGCCTTGAGATCATCGAAACCTAAGTCGCGATCCCATTCGAACAGCCCGCCGTAGCCTGATCCGAAAAACAGCTGCGCGGTATCCGTGTCGCCACCCATCAAAAACGCTGGACTGATATAGCTACGCTCACAGCCGTACGCCGGCATCACCGGCGGGCCGGCGAAGATCCAGCCGATTTTGGTATCGGTCGCCGTAGCGAATGTGACCCGCAGTTTGTTCGCCGGAATATCGATCGGATCATCACCCGTCTCGAACCAATCGATTAGCATGCCCTCGCGCGATGTCATCGAGAATGTCCACAGCACCGCGTCGGCGCCGCTCAAGCCCTCCAGCGTCACCGAACCGCCGGCCGGCATATCCCGCAGCACCGGCAGCGCGACGATGCTGATCGGCTGCGGTGCTCCGAAATCGGCCGTGATGATCGCGGTTGCCCCATCGAACTGGTAAGTGCCGTGCCCCGGCGCCTGGATGTGGCCGGGCTTATAACGTGCGATCGCGTTGAACGAATAGATATCCTGATCGCCCCAGTTCGGCGCGGCGATCCCGGGGTCGAATTGAATGTTCAGCCCGTCGGTCATCGGTGTCGCGGCCGCTGGCAGATTCGTCGGACCGTTCCATGCGCCGCCGTCCTTGCGCCACTCGTAGCGGGCTTTCTCGATCGTGAATGTGATTTTGTCGCGCAGCGCGGCCGGCCGGCCGCCTCGGAAAATCTTAAACTGCACGTCGCCGGCGCCGCCGTTGTCATACAGTGCTTCAGCTCCGTCGACGACGGCGTAATCCGCTTTCGCACCGTCGACCGAGCCGGCTACCGCCCAGGTGTGGGTGTCGTCGCCATCGATGCCGCCCTGCAAGGCCAGGTCATTGCCGAAGATCACGTCGATCTGGTACTTGTCGCCTTTCTGATAAAAGCGGTTATCGATGACACCGCCTTCGCCGTTGGCGCCGCCCTGGATGGTGAGTTCCAGTGTATCGCCGACTTGCAGCGATCCCGGGCAGTTAATCTCGATATGCACGCCGAGAATATTCAGCGCCTCGTAGGTCACCACGCCGTTCTTACGCGTCTCCACGACGCTGTAATACGGGTGGCCGGTAAACATAGGCGCCCATTCTTGGCCTTCGCTTGTGAGAACTTCCCACCAGTGGGTATCGCCATGATCCACCCAGCACTGGCCGGCGCCCGTTTCTCCGGTGCTGGGTTCATTAAAATTTGGCTGCAACCCCGCTGCGGCTAATACGACATTGAGTCGGCCGCGGTATTTGCGCGGGTAAAAATCACCCGAGGAAAGCAAATCGGATAGGTCGACGAATTGGTCGACGTTGTCGACATCCGCATCACTCTGCAGCTGCGAAAAGATAGTATCGTAACTCGACATGCCGGCGTCGAACGCTGACTGATCGATCAGGCTCGCGGCTTTCGCCGACGACATCGAGTATAAAAACGATTCCAACGTCGCCAACAAGTTATCGAATAGCGTCGCATTGTTGGCCATTGATGTTGTCGGATGCTGCGAACTCTCGATCTGCCCGCCAACCGTCGAGCTGATGGTGATGATTGCATCCAACCTATCCCGATGCCATGATCGAGCACTCACAATGCGGGCTGCGATATCCGTAGGTATGGGTTCCAACGCTTCACCCCCTGTCGCGCCGAGCGCGGAAAAATTGATGGATTCAGCCCCGAAACAGGCCGGATTAAGCGACCCCTGCACGCCCTGATTGCCGCATTCGCAGGTCGGATCAGGCCGCAGCTTGTAGGTCATCGTGATCGTCATCGGCCGTGCATTTGGCCCCAGCCCCCAGGAGTGCAGGCAGGCGACCGGATGTATTGCCGTGTTATTGTCGTCGGCCGCGAAATTACTCTGCAGATGCAGTTCACCCTGGATCGGCGGACTGTCGGATTCGCCGGTCGTATCGTCCGGTGATTTCGGCGGAATCGAAAACGCGATCGCCGAGCTCGCGAACGCCTGCCCGGTCGTGGCGGTACCGAGCGCCTTGGAGACCGAGCCGGCTACCGACCATTTTTCGGCGCCGAGCGTCGTGTTGTCCGCGCACTCGATCGTGATCGTCTGTGTCGGGGCTCCTGCCCCTGAGCTCACACCGACCAGCGGTGGTAGCTGCCGGTCGTTGTTCGCGACCGTGGCCATCGGGTTGAGCGCGGTCGATGTGGTACGCAGCGGCATCTCCTCACTGGCCATGCCGTCCGGCGTGCGATCGTCCGTCACAACGCCCTCGAACTCGACCAGCTGTGACGCCAGAATCCGCGACAGCAGATCGAACGTCGTGACGATGTCGCTGTACGTTTCCGTTGTGGTCCCGTCGCTGACTACCACCTCATAGGCCCCGGTCACCGAATACACGACCGTGCCGGCCGGGATCGCGCGGGTGGTCTCGGCATCGAGATAAAACACCGGATCACCGTTTTCAGTGCGCTGAAACTGGCGGTAGATCTTGGGGAACCCGCCAAACTGGATACGCGGCGTAGCCGGGTCGAGGTAACCGTTGGCAAGTAACGGCAGTCCGCCGTAGTTATATTGGCTGCTCGGTTGCCCGGTAAACACCAAACGTTTTGTGCCGGCCGGGATCTCCGACAGCACGCTGAAACTGGTCGCCGTGCGGGTGATCGGCCCGAGTCCGCCCCCGGGGTTCGCTGGGTTAACGGTCACGGTAATGTCGTTACCCGCGGCGCCTTCCTGCCGGGCGGTCAGCGTGCCGTGAAAAAACGGCGCGGTCGCCGCCGCGCTGTCGGTACCGAGATTGATCAGCGTACAGGTAATGGTCTGCTCATCGATGCCGGCGCCGACCGCTAGATCGGTCATGCGGCCGTTGCCGGCGCCGGTGTAGATCGGCGTCGATACGCGCGGCGCGGTGCCGTTTTTACTGATGCGCACATCGAACTGCGCATCGGCGGCGCCGGTGTAGCCGGGATTGGCGATCAGCTTGACCTTCCCGGTACCGCTGCGCGTGGTCGGTATCGGGCGCACGGTATTGACCGATGCTTTCGGCGTCGTCGCCGTGAGCGTCGCCGTGCGGATCAGGTTGTCTTTGTTGCTGAGGATCGCCTGGCGTCTGGCCATTACAGACTCAGCCTCGCTGCACGCTTCGCCGCCGGCTCGATATGTTTCGTGTAAAAGCTCCCGCTAAATGCCGCGCGTTTGACTTCCGTTTCCGATATCGGCACGACAATCGGCCGGGTATCGAGGCTGTTACCCCGACGGGTAGCACGCTGCTCCTCGCGATCACGCCGGCGTTCGTCGCGTTCGATACGATCGCGCCGATCGAGATTATCGACGAAACCGTCCAGCTTCCGCCCCAGGTCGTCGCTCACCCCCTGCAGTGGCTCGCGGATCGATTCCGGTGGAATGATCGGCACGACGTTGCGGCGATCAGGCAGATTGCCACTGCCGCCGGCCGGGCGTTCGGTGTCACGATCCGGTTCGCTGTCTCGCTGGCGGCCTTTCTCTTTATTGCGCTCCTCGATCCGCCTCAATTCCTCCTCATTGATTTGTTTCTGCAGCCGTAAGGCTTCTTCAAGGTTTTTGATCTCATCGGCGGTGCCGTTGGCCCGGGCCTCGGCCAGTTCCCGCTCGATCTCCAGCAGCTCGCGTTGATTGCGCAGGCGTTGTACCTCGGCCTCATCGCCCTGCAGCTGCGCTAGGCGTTCACGCAGCGATGCGACCTTGTCGGCCGATTGTGCGATCTCGCCATTAAGCCGCTGGACTTCGCCCACGACGTGATCCAGTGTCGACTGATCGAGCAGATCAAACCGGTTACGGAGTCGGTCGGTATCCCCGGTGAGCGCTGTCAACGAACGCAGCGCCGCGACGGATCCGTTTTCAGCTGATTCAAGCAGGCGTTCCAGCGCGCCTTGCTGGCGCAGCGCGGTGACTTCGATTTCGGACGCTATCCGGCCGTAATAAGCCGCAATCTGGGTAAATGCGCCGCTCGCCGCCGATCGCTCGATCCGCAGGCTGTTCAGCAGGCGATCGTTGGCGATCTCCAGCTTTTCGTTCGTTGTCTCGATCGCATTCGCCGCCGTGATGGCGCCGTTTGTCAGCCGATCCTGAAACGCCTGTTTTGCCGCCTCCGATACTCCGGCCAGGCGTTTCTCCTGCGCCTCGATGATCTGTGAAAGAAATTCCTGCGCCGCGCCGAGATCGGCGGCGGCTTTTTGGGCGGCTTTTTGTTCCTGTGAGAGCTTTTCAACGGCTTCAGCCTCTTTGTTCAGCGCGGTTGTTGTTTCTTTTGCCGCTCGCGCCTCGGCGAGTTTCGATCGGGCATTGCTTTCGGATATTTGCGCCTGTTCACGTTTCGCATCGGCGCTTTCCTGAGCTCTGGCGATAGCTTCCGCCTCGGCGGCCGTGACAATCCCGTCTACCTCGGCCTGTTCTCGCAGTTTTTTTATCAGTGCATCAGCGGCAGCGGCTTCCTGACGCCGGCCTTCGGCCAATACGCGCGCCTGTTGCGCTTCCAACTGTAGAACGCGCACACGGGCGTTGCGCGCGCCGACCTCGTCGCCGGCGGCCTGTGCCGATCGCTCGGCGGCCTGCGCATCAGCGATTTTTACGTCGATCGCCCGGCTTGCCGCGTTGGTTTCGCGCTCGCGGGCTGCCAGTGATCGTTCGGCGGCGTCGACGCCCTCGGCCAGAGCATCGTTATACGCCTGAAGCGCTTCCGCTTCGCGCCGACGGGCATCGATGACCTGTTCGGCAGTGGCATTGCCGAGCTGCTGGGATTGCTCTAATAGCGCCGTTTCGTTCCTGGCATCCTGATATTTCTTCGCCAGTTCTTCCAACGCGGCCGCGTTGTCTTTTTGTGCATCCACAGCCGTCTTGGTCGTGTTTGCACGCGCCTCCAATGCTCGATTGTAGGCTTCTTCAGCCTGCCTGAGGCCCTCCGTCTCCCCTTTCACGATCACGGCATCGGATTTAAGCCGGTCCAGCAGTGACTTTAGCTGCTCGATAGCTTTAGGGCTTTCAACCTTTTCGAATGCTTCAGTAAATGCTTTGCCAAGAATATCCCCGGTCAATTCAGTGGATTTCGTAATCTCGGTCAACGCATCGATGACTTTTTGTTCAGAGTCACTAATACCGGTTTGCACCTCCGATAGACTCAGCCCCAATGCCCGCAGATTTTTGTCCAAATCCGCCAACGCCTGTGCCTGTGCGGCGGCAGCGGCGGCAGCGTCGCTCTGAAGTTGCTTTAAACGATCCGAAGCGCCCTGCAACGCTTGTTCGTATGTCTTTATTTTGTCAGTTGCCGCTGCAACGCCAGGCTCATCTCCCAGAGCTTGTCCCTCGACGCGTACGGCCAGAAAATAATCCCGCGCTGCTTCCAACCTCCGCTGATATCCCTTAATTTCCTCCTCGGAGAGATCACGCAGTTGATTACCGGTCAATACGGCCTGATCCGCATAGTCTGCGAGTGTCTTTTTTGCCTCCGCCGCTTTTTCGGCCAGTAATCCGTTATTGCCTTCTATGTCCTGGACCGTATCTCTGAGATTTACGGCCGCGGCCGCCGCGTCATAGAGTGATTTCCCGAATTTAATGATTTCAACGACCGAGGCCACCGCCGCAACCACCAGCGTACCTTTAAAAGCGTTGCCGAGGCTAAAAATAAGCCCGGTAAAACGGCTTACGCTGGCACTAGCAATTCCGGCGGCGGTACTCATGCCCGATGTGGCTGCATTTGCGGCTCCAGCGACGACGGTGTAATCCTTTAGCGCCTTGACCCAGCCAGCAATCCGTAGAATTAAACCCACCTGGAGAATAAGCCCGATCGCCCTGAACAACCCGCCAAATGCCAATGTAACCGCCTTGAGGGCAACAACAACCTGAAGCAGCACAACGCCGGTACCGCCCATACTGCGCACAAAATTGATGATGCCGGTGATGACCGCACCAATCCCTTTAGCCAGTCTGTCCAATTGGCCTGATTTGGCCATTTGCTCAATGTTGTTATTGAACTCTTCGAGCTGGCGTTTGACGGTATCGAGTACGCCGGAATTGGCGATGATTTCGAGGAAGCGTTTGTATTGCGTTTGAAGCGAGGAGATCAAGCCGCTGAAGGTACCAAGCTGAGCTTTAGCGGATCCTTCCGAGGATCGGCCGATTTCATCGAGCAACAGCTTGATTTCAGCACGCCCCAGCTTGCCTTGAGAGCTGAGTTTCTGTAGCTCTTGTACGTTCTTTCCGGTTGCTTTCGCCAGTAGATCCCAAACCGGAACACCGCGCTCAACCAACTGAAGAATTTCTTCACCTTGTAGCTTCTGCTTTGACCAGGCTTGGCCAACGGCCAGGATCAACCCTTCCAGGGTTTGCTGATTCCCGCCCAGTTTGGCCGACTGATCGATCAACGCCTGCAGGCTGCCGGTCGCCGGTTCAATACCGAACGCCTTGAGTTTCACAAACGCCTGTGTGACATCGAATGTCGGATTTTCTTTGGCGAATTGGCGCACCCAGGCAAACGCGGCACCGCCTTCTTCGGCGGTGTCGTACAGTTGCTTTATCTGTATTTCGAGCTTTTCGAGATCGGCCCCCGCATCCAGTACCGAAAGAAATCCTTTTCTGAGAGAGTTCAGTCCAAAAATCGCTGCGGCATACCCCGCGATCGAGTTGCGGGTTTTGCGCAGCGCTTCGGAAAATCGATTGCTTTTTTCTTCTGCTTCCTCGAAGCTCTCTTCCAGTTGTTTGTTGCCGGCGGCAGCATCTTCAGTGGCTGGAGGCACCCCGCGCAGTGCTGAGACAATTTTTTCGACGCTTGCTGACGCTAAATCTTTGGTGAGATAGATCAGCTCTACGACATTAGTAAGTTTTGATGCCATCGCTACAGTCGATTGTTTAACTCTTCGTTAAAAATCTGCGCGAGCCGTGCACCCTTTTTGCGCTGAAACGACGGTGTCACAATCGCTCCCAGATGCACGGCCATAGACGGACCCGCCGCCACATTGACAGGCAAGCGGCCCACCCGCTTGCCGCTTCGCGTAATCCGCCGCATCACATCTTTTCGATTATGGCGAGGATTGACGAACGCTGAACCTGATATCCTGGTGGGCTTGCCTATCTGATCTTTCACAGAGACCGCTGCGCGCGTCGGTGATCTTGTAATGATTCTCGGTTTATATTCTCTGAGTGGAATCCGCCGCTTACTCGCTTCGATTTTCGCGAATAGAGTCAACTGGCCGGATATAATCTTTGGTCGTTTTACGGTTAATTGCCGGCGAGCTATCGACTTTTTTATACCAAGCTCTCTATTCGTGATATTGATAATTTCTTTGATCGATTCGTCTAAAACAATATTCAACGCATCGCGCAGTGCTTTTTGAGATTTCTTGGGCATCCCCCGCAGATCTCTGACGAGCGGCTCTAATCCTTTAACCACGACCGCCATCAGTTCGCCACCTTCGCCGAAGGCAGATACGGCGACACTTTCGACGCCCACAGGATATAGAGCACCTCCACTTCGGCTGCCGTGGCATTACCGACGCCGGCGCGTAGAAACTGGAACCCGCCGGCGCTGTCGAGGTTCGCCGGATCCACGTCCATCACGTACATCAGATTTCTGTTATTGGTGGCGTCCGTCGTGAACGTGTCGCTGACTACTGCGAAGTCGCTGAGCGAGTCGGCCGCATCGGCGTCCAGGTTGCGCTTGGCGGTGGCGAACGACACCGCCTTCTCTCCGGCTCCGTTCACATCGGTCGCCTGCAGCAGCGTGATCGCCGAGCCGGTGACCGTTGTGGCATTCCTGACGTTGATAATCACCGTGACGCGCTCATAGAGCTCGGTATTGACATAGGCCGGCGATGCGCCCGCCGGCACTATCGAGGCCAGGCCCAGTACAATCTTGGCCTGCGCGGCGAAATCGCCGCTGCTGGTGTTGATCGATCCCATCGGTTATTTCCCTTGCGGAAGCGGTTCGAGCACCCCTATCCCTTCCAGACGCTGGATATAGTCGGCTCTGTCGGTGATCTCGTCACCGGGCTTGTATAGTTTTCCCTTATGCTCGACTTCCCTGGCCACTTTGCGGGTGATCTGCGCGCCGGTTTCGGGCGTGCCGGGATGGGCTTTGAGTTCTTGAGGCATGGTGGTATCTCCTGATGAAAAGTCAGTCGGATCTGTTGATGATTACGCTGTTGCCAGTGTCAGATTCCACTCGACTTCGTACGGCGCATCTTTACCGACCGGCGTGGTCAGGTTGCCGCTGAAGGCGGCACCGGCGAAGTCGTCGCCCAGTACGTCGATATCCTGCGTCGGCTGGACCGTCGCTTCGTGGAAAATAATCCGCATCTTCTGGAAGTTAGCCTTGTTCTTGCCCTCGAAGATAAGGCGCATTACGGTCTGATCAATCTGGTTGCCCTTGATCAGCTCGCCGGTCACCGCCAGATACGTATACGTCACCTCGATGGTGGCTCCGTTGGCAATAGTCGAAGCCTTGGGAATGTAAACGTGACCCTGCTCATAGTTGATCGGCCCGTAGTCCTGGTCGGCATTGGCGCTGAACGTATAGGTCGGCGTGCCGCCGGCGCCGGTGATCGAAAAACCCGCTACGGCGATATTCCGATTCGGCAGCTCGATCCAGCCTCCTTTTGCAGCGGCCGGGACCGTAAAGCTTGCCGCGGAAACCGATCCGCCGGCTTCGTTGATCGCTGATATTGCACCGCGCGACGCCAGTGCGAACTGACGAGCGCCCAGATCGTTGAATCCGAATGTGATCGACGGTGTCCCGGCGGTGATAATGGAGTTCAGCGCCTGGCCCGAGGTGCCGATCATCTTACTGATGCGCTCTTTGGTTTCTCCTTCGCCGGGATTGAAAGATAATGTCGTGCCGTTGATCGGTCCCTCTAAGGGACCATAGACGCCGGCGACATCCTTGACCTGCATCAGGATGTTGCCCTCGGCTAAAAAGCCATCGAGGCCCTGATTTGCACGCGCCAATGGAAAGGTTGCGGACATGATTTAAGCTCCTGTAGTAACGGGCACGTGCCCGTAATGAGTGATCAGTTCAGTGGTATAGCTTTGCTGCACCGTGACGATATGGCTTCCGATCTCCACTTCGTCAAAAATCGCATCGCCCGGCACGATGCCGCGCCCCTCGTCGACAAGAGGATCGAGCGTGATCGCCTTGGTAATGTCAGCAAAAAGCTCATCGGCTCGGCTTTGCGCGATCTCCTGACCGATCAGGCCGGCACCGATCACGGTGAAACTGAGCTCCGCGCGGTAAGCCAGTGTGTGTAATGTGCTCTGGCCGGCCCGTTCGGCCGGACTCACGCTGATATCGGCGATGCTGAGCAGCGGGAACGGATCGTACGTCCGCCCGGTATCCGGGTTTATCATCGCGTTGAACTGGCGACGGCCGCGGACGACGATCTGACCGGCGTCGGTGTGATAGCCGTTGATGACGCGGATCCGCTTCAGGCGTGTTTCCAGCGCGTCCAGCGCTTGTGTGAGAATCGGTCTGGCTTCGGTCATAGCTGCCTTACCTGCCATTCTTGTTCTGTTTCATCGCCTCGGATCAGCTCGACGAGACAGTATGTGATGTTGTTGAGCGTCACCCGGCCGTTCACTCGCGGTCGGATCTCCGCCAGGCGAAAGAAAAACGTATCGATCGGCTCGACGATGGCGTCGTAGCCGGTGTTTAGCTGTACGCCGAAGGTGGGTATGACGGTGCAATTAATAGCTTCCGCCATGCCGGCATCAACATAGCTCGCGGACTCGCCTATCGTCTCGAAGATAACTTCGGCAGCGTCCGCTGCGGCTATGCTGAAATCGCTCATGACTTGGCAAACAGTTTAGGTTTAAGCCGCTATCGCACCGACACTTACGTTGATTTTTACATCAACGACCGTTGCGCCATTGCCCGCTGCAGACCAGGCCACACAGGCTCCACTGACATCGCCTGTTGCTGGTGTCGCTTGGTTATCCTCGAAGTTTCCGTTTGAGACATCAAAAATGACCGTCTCACCTTGCCCAATCACTGCTGCCGATGCTTTAGGTAATTGCCACACACCTTCAGTTGCAAGCTCGCCGCTTTCACCGTTGGCTATATCACCCAACGCGACACACAGCAACGCGGTACCGTTGCCGCCCACAACGACCGGGTCACCGGCCGACACCGCCGAGCCACCGTTTGTCCAGGTGATGGTTTTACCGTCGTATCTCATGTTCTTTGCCATAACTATCTCCGAAAGTCTTGCTGTTCTAAAAGCCGGAGCGATTACGCGCCAGGATTCCGATAAGCACCGCGCCAATCGATACAGGCCACGCCGTAATCATGGCGAACCAACAGGCTTATACCGTCCGGATTACGTCTATCAAACTGATCCACGGCCGGGTCCTGTTCACCGTCCAGAAAGGCCACTTCGATCGCCGGCGCTTCCATCGGATCAGCAAACAGATACCAGGGATTAGTCAGACGTGGCGTGCTGATGATGTTGTCCTGGCTGACCATTCCGAATAGCGCGTTGCGCCGCTGCTGAGACTTTGCGCCACTAGCCGTTTCAGGTGTGTACTCTGAGCCAAGTATTTCTGTTGTCAGCCGGGCATTTGATAAGCCGCCCAAAAAGCTGCGCGGTCGAATATCCAGAAGTTCATTGCCGCCGGGATCTGTCTGAGAGCGCATGGCGTCTTCCGCTGTTGACAGCGTCGTAACAGACGGCACCGCCCCCGAAGCGGCGAGGTTGCCATGATCAGCATGAAAAAACGCCGTACCGTCGGACATGATCGGATTACTGGCCAGTAACGTGAAAACATCCGCTTCGACTGTCCGCGCGGCAGCACGCCCCATCTGGGTGCCAAGGTCATTAAACACACTGAGATCGTCATTAATAAGCATTTGCCGACTGATTCGGATCTCGCGGCCTTTGGTATCCGCCTGCTGGTTTTCTTTCTCGGCATCCGGTATTGTGCTTTGCTGATATTCACCGTTTTCCTTGACAGCAGCTAGGTTATTAAAGCTCCCTAACTTCAGCCGGCGGTGTATCCGAAAGTCCGAAACCTCACCAATTTTGCAGAACCGGCGCCAAACATCGCCGTACGCCGTATAGGCCGACACGATCATCTTATGCATCGTATCTTCCAAGATGTTAGGAAAGTCACTAGTCGAATGGCTGATGATCATGCCGAACAGATCCCGCGAGCGCATTGCCTCGATCTCGCGGGAACTCATGCCGACTTGGATGGCACAGCGTGCGGCGATCTGGCGAAACGTGACATACCGATATTCAGCTGCAGCTTCTATCTGCTCAGGTCTCCGATGAGCTCTGGCCAGCAGTCCTGCTACCGCCCCTGATTTGAATTTGTCGAATTCGTCTTCACCGGTTTCAATTCGGTTCGTCTGACCGATGGGCTTTGTGTCTGCCCCAAGCGCTTCGATCAATCGAGCGCTGGCGCGATCTACGGTGCACTCTGTGTCATCTTGACATTCACGTAGCAAGTCCGACTGACCAGGAAACTTTGCAAACAATGCCCCGATGTCGGTACGGCGTTTCTGTTCATCGGCCAGTGCTTTTTTTCGGGCAGCCGCTTTGATTTCCTCTACATTCACTTTGGATTCAGGAGTTTTCACATCCTCCGGTTCTTTGATGTCATCGTCTTCCACGGGTAACCTCCGGGATGTTGCAATAAGATTTGCCGGAGTGCGTCGATAGCGCCCGGCGCGAATACAGGCAGCGACTTTCTGCCCGGTAAATATTTCGTTGATAAACCCGCCGCTGAGCGCCTGCTCAGCGGTGTACCATGTTTCTTCGTCCATTGCGGCAGCGATTTGCTCGCGGCTTAGGTTGCTATGGCGTACATAGGCGTTGAGCATCGCCTCTTTAGCTTGCTCCAGCATTACCAGCGTCTGCTCCGATGCCTTACGAATATCGTTCGCATCGCCTGCGATCATCAGCATCAGCCAAGGGTTATGAATCATCATCAACCCCGTGTCTGCCATCACGATAAGATCACCCGCCATCGCTACCATGCTGGCGGCCGAGGCGGCAATTCCGTCAATATGGCTCGTGATCTGGGCAGGGTGACGAAGCAGTGCGTTATAGATCGCGGTTGCCTGAAAGATCGCGCCGCCGTTGGAATTGATCCTCAGATCAATATCGTCGACATCCAGAGCGTTGAGTTCATCAATGAAATCTTTAGCCGTGACTTCGGTTTCATCCCATTTGTCAGAGACAATATCGCCGTATAGATAGATTTCCGCCCGTCGTTCATCTGCCGCCTTGATTTTGAACCATGATTTTTTCATGCTGCTCGATCCTCTAATGTTGACGCCGGCACGTCAGTGTTTTCAGCCTGCTCGCGCTCGATCTCTTTCTTGACTTTGCTTGGAATCCCGCCGCGCTCGCGGATCACCTGGCTGTGTGATTTGAAGCGGTTCTTTACCAGCAACTCTTGCGCTTTCGCCTCTTTCGCCGGATCAATCCAGGGCATGACCGGACCGTTGTACCCGGCATCGTCAATAGTTAACGGATCGACATCAGAAGGAATGCGAATGATGCGCGCGGCGATCGCAGTAGCCAGACCGAGCTGATAGACCGGGCGCGACCACTGCGCAATGAACTGGCCCTGCAACGTGGTGTAATGCATGAACTGCTCAACCAGTTCTTGACGCCGCGCCGAATAGTTGCTGATATAGTTACGTGATATCGAGCTGTAGCTGGTTTGAGTCCCGGCGGCGACGGCGCGCAGCATCGCCTCACGAAATGGTGTAAGCAAATTCGTCGGCCGACTGACATCGATCGTGCCTACTTCTTCGCCGGCCATCAGATCTACCCACATCATGCCAGGTGCGACTTGTGATAGCCGTCGATCACTTTCGCCGGTTTCGTCGCTGGTCTTATCGGGCTCATACAGATCTGGAGTTCCTTTTTTCACATACATCGCCATCGCGCTGGCCATCTTTGCGGCGATCCGCTCCGAGTCCTCGTACTCTTTGACGTCGTGCAACCGATTCAATACCGGCGCCAGCAGCGAGATTCCCCGCGCCTGGCGTAACCGGCGCGCCAATTTGATATGTTGTACGCGCGCTGCCGGCACCCGTTTCATAGCCGTTGGGTTGATGCTGCGAAACCCATAGGTATCGCCCGGATGAGAGAGATAAAACCAAAAGGCTTGTGGCTGACTCCAAGCGTTGCGTTCAATCCCTTGGATAATGTTTTTCGAAAGATCGTCATAATGGATCGGACAGAGATCCGGCTCCAACAATTCCAGTGAATACGGTATCCGTGTACCGTGTTCAAGGCCGGCGACATTGCCGACAAGATGCTGCGCAAAGCATTCACCATCACGTGCCCAGGTTCTGGCGATGATGCGTTCCATCATGGGATTATCGTATTCCCAGGTCGACTCGGGTCGCTGAATCCAATCACGGCGTACTTCTTCGATTTGCTCAGCCAGTTCTATGTGAATCTCGCCGTTCCGTTTTCGCGGCATCGGCTCGATCTGAATGCCATGAGGTCCGACGACATTGGCTACAAACGTATCGAAGATGCCAACCACCAGGTCATGATCTTCATCCAGTGCTCGTGCTTGCTCACGGATGATCTTCCCAGCCTTACGTACGGCACCGTCGCCGCTGCGGTTCTCCCGCCGCGGCTTACGTAATCGGGTAGTATCGGCCGCTTCATAGGCTTGCAATGCAATCCGGTGACGAGCTCTAGCGGCTGCCCAACCCGGTGATAATGCAGCGATGACGTTTTCGAGGACGTTCATACGCTGTTCCATTCCATAAAACGAACGCGCCGCTGATCGCCCTGCGACGCGGCAGTCAGTTCATCTACTATCCCGGCCCACTCCTGCCTGCCTTTTCGAATCTCGCTGAGGTCCGCTTTCGTGAGTGTGCGTTCGCCATGCTTTACCGATTGGCCTTTCAGCACTTTGGTTTCGGCATCGATATAGAACTGCAGCATTGATTGGGCAGTGGTTAGTGTTATCGCGGTCATAACCAACTTCCTGCGCCGCCAGCTGCGGCTTGTTTGCGTGGAGGGGATTCCGTTTTCTTTGGGGATGCCGGCGTAATGTCTGAGCCGGCCGCCATCGGGAACAGATCGGTCTGCATCAGCTTTTGCTCGATGGCATCCCACTGCGTCGCTTTGAGCAGATGCACTTTCAGCGAGTAGGACGCGTGCAACGCGTAAACTTCACAGTCCAGGGCTTCGTTGCGCTCGCCTGATTTCAGCTGCCAGACCTTGTCTTTCGGTCGACGGGGATGCGGTGCCAAGACCTCGGAGACCAGCTGTTTGCAGTAGTCGGCGCGGACGTCTTTGTACCAGTGCATCGTGCCAGGGCCGTGACCGGTCAGGCCAAGTTTCCCGTCGATCAAAGTCTTGGCTTTGTGGGTACCGACCACATGCGGGCGCAGGCCGTACTTGGCGGCCTTCGAGTTTTTGTAGTTGGTATCGACGCTTTCTCTCGGTTTCGAAAAGATCTCGGCGGTGATGCTGTCGCGGGCCGCGCCTTTTATCGCCATGATGCCGCGGCGTTGACGCGGTCTTACGAAGTGATAGACCGGCTCCGAGGTATGGCCGTCGCTGGCGTCGATGCTGGCGGCCTGGATGTAGAGCGAGACGCCTTTCTCGTGCGGATAAGGCGCACTCAGGATGTGATCGAGCTCGTCCCAGACGGCATCGTGTTTGTCGATCGGATTCCCGTAGATCTCATCGAACCACACCAGCCAGCTTTCTTCACCCCGCCCCCAGGCCCGGATCGCGATGGCGATGCGGTCGTGTTGGATGTCAACGCCGGCGGTCAGGATCAGGCCACCGTTCGGTACCGTCTTTTCTGAGTATTTAAGCGCTCTGGCTTCGAGTTCTTCGGCTTCTGGCGAATCGCTTTGATACTCGTAGGACTCGCCGAGCACCGAGTTCGTGAACGCGATCAATGGTCCGAGGTCACCCGCTGCCTCTTTGGCTTTGGCTTTGAGGTAGCGTTCGACCAGCTTTGCCAGTACCGAGCCAGGGAACGGCGAGTACAGTTCGTTGATTCGGAAGCCCGCGATGCCCCGGAAGGGATAGCGGGCGATCCAGCGTTTCGCCTCACAGGCTTTGCGGACGTTGTCGTTTTTGCGCCAGTCGTTCCAGAGCGATCCGCAGTGTGGGCAAGCGTAGTGCGCGGTTTCCGGTTGTGATTTGCCGTAGATGCGGTGCTCGATGTCCGCGTTTTCGTCCCAGCTGACGTTGTCCCAGCTCAATACGTGTTCTTCGTCGCAATCGTGACAGGCCACGTGCAGCTCGCGGTAGTCGGATGATTCCAGCTCGTGCTCGATCGACGACAGCCCTTTCAGGCTTGGAGTGCCGCCGATGATGATCTTGTGACGCTGGAAGGTCTTCGCGCGATCCTGCAACAGGTCGATGGAGTTGCCCTGATTTCTGACGTTCAAATTACAATCGTCGGGCTCCTCAATTGCGAGGAACGGCGCCGAGGTCGATTTTACGCTCGCCGGCGAGTTTGACCCGACAAGCTTCAGAAAGCCCCCTGGGAATTTCTTGAACAGGATCGAGTTGCCGTTTTTACGCGCCGATGTGTCGACGCGTTCGCTCAAGACTGGCGTCGCGTCAATTGTCGGTGCGAATTTCTCCTGGCTGAACTCTCGCGCCTGGCCCTCTTTTGGAAACATGATGACAGCGGCCGACGGGTTGATGTGGATTTTTTTGCCGAGCGACGGCATCAACACGCCCATCGTCCAGCCGACCTGGCTGGATTTCATGCAAACCACTTTGTGTACTTTGGGATCGTCAATCGCATCAAGGATCGACGTGGTGTAGGGTGTCACCCGGGTCGAGAAGCGTCCGGCCTGGTCGGTGTTCTCGGGCGGCAGATACAGGTGAGTATCGGCCCAGAGTTTTGTTGCCATGCGGATCGGTGGCGCCCATCGTTTTCTGATACGCCGGATCACGCGGCGCGCGGTACGACGCATCTGCCCGATGGCGTAGCGATCGGCGAGTATTTCAAGCTTAATCTTCGGATTCGAACTCATGCGTCAGTTCTTCGTCGTCGGATTCGGCCGGCTCGCCGCCTTCGACGAGCTTGGCCAGTGCCTTTTCGACTTCCCCGGTGATCAGCTCGTCGTTGACCTCCACACCCAGCACGGCGGTCAGCTTCGCGGCCAGGCGCGGCCCCAGATTTAAAAGCTCTGACTTGCACGCCATTACGTCGCGGACCCAATTGCTTTCCAGTTCGTCGACGCGTGCCACCAGGCCGAGTTTTTCGGCGAGCTCGATCTGGGCGATATCAGCGCGCGTGCGATCTAGCCTATCTTTGGCAGTCTCACGCGTCAGGCGATCATACTCGCGCTGGATCAGCCAGATCACGCAATCTATCATCCGGTATTCGTTTCCCTTGCCGCGTTGGTTTTCTGCCTGCACCGGCATGCCGTCTCGTGTCCAATCCAGGATTGTTCGCTCCGTAACATCGAAGATAGCAGCCAGCTGCACCCGATTGGGAAGCGGCTGCGACTCGATAGCGCTGATCATATTTCGGATCAGATCCGGATTCAGTTCAAAAGCCATCACCTAAAC